TGACAATGATAGTCAGGCAGCATTCTTAGCTATTGATAAATCTTCAGCAGAGATTGCTCTAATGAAGATTGAATCAGTACACATGATCAATGCCAGTGAGCGTATCAGTAATGTAAAGAAGATGACTTCTTCTTCTACACCACCAGAAAAATGTTACCAACCAGAACCAGATGGTAAGTCTGGTAACATGAAGCTTGCCATCGGCTGTGTATTCTGTCCATACAAGTTTAACTGTTGGGCTGATGCAAACAATGGTCAGGGTATTCGTTCATTCAAATACTCTAATGGTGTAAGACATCTTGTACAGGTTAACAAGATTCCAGATGTAGAAGAAGTTATCTATGTCTAAGAGAAAAAGCAAAAGAAGCATTGACCATAAGTACAGGTCAAACTCTGAATACAATACTGCCCTTGTTCTAATCAAGAACAAAATTGATTTCCAGTATGAGCCAGATCCTATCTCCTACGTTTGGACTGAAGACAAGAAATACATTCCAGACTTTGTGCTCCCCAACGGTATCATACTGGAAGTCAAGGGCAGGTTCATGCTTGAAGACAGAAAGAAACATCTCTTTATCCGCAGCCAACATGGTTCAGATTACGATATCAGGTTTGTGTTTGATAACCCAAACAGGAAACTGTACAAGGGTGGTAAGATGACCTATGCTGACTGGTGCGATAAACACGGATTCAAATTTTGTAAACAAGGAGAAGGTATCCCGAAAGAATGGTTCAATGAGAAAAGAAGACATAGTTCTAATTGACGAAATAATAAATGATAATCCTTCGTCAGAGAAAACACTTTTCCTGTGTGTGATATTACAGGCATTGCTTGACGCTACAAAGCCTTCGTATGAAGGCGAACCTGACTCTTCTATACACGAAAGAGATAGGGCTGTAGCATGGTTCTTTGCGTCTGTAGGTGTTACTGCAGAAGACTTTACGGCAGTATGCGACTTCGCTGGCGTGAACCCTGTGTACATGCGTGAGTTTGCATTCAAGGTTCTACGCTCCGGCGAAGTCGAATATGTAAGGAAAAGAATTAACGCAGTTCTTGGTCATTGACTATTGTTTTTCTATCCCATTGGTGATAGAATGGTATCTCGTTTTTTACGCAAAGAAAGGAAGCAACACATGAATAACTATCTACCAACAGACTACCAGAATTTTATTGCCATATCTCGATATGCACGTTGGAAGGAAGACGAGCAACGTAGGGAAACATGGCCCGAAACAGTCGGCAGATATTTCGATTACATGAAAGAACATCTAAACAAAAAGCACGGCTATGTTCTGACTGACGAGTTGCGTGGGCAACTAGAACAAGCCGTGCTATCCCTTGAAATTATGCCAAGCATGAGATCACTTATGACATCTGGTCCAGCATTGGCACGTTGTCATGTTGGTGGTTACAATTGTTCTTATCTGCCTGTGGATAATCCACGTGCATTTGACGAAACAATGTACATCCTGATGTGTGGCACAGGTGTAGGCTTCTCCGTTGAACGGCACAACGTAGAAAAGCTTCCTATAGTTAACGAGCACTTTGAGAAAAGTTCTACCACAATTAAGGTAGGTGACAGCAGACCCGGATGGGCAAGAGCATTGCGTGAACTGATTGCTATGCTCTATGCTGGACACATCCCACAGTTTGATGTATCTGAAGTTCGCCCTGCAGGTGCAAGGCTGAAGACATTCGGTGGACGTGCATCAGGACCAGCACCTTTGCTTGAGTTGTTTGACTTCTGTATTGAGAAGTTCAGGGGTGCGGCAGGACGCAAGCTTTATCCAATCGAATGTCACGACATCATGTGTAAGATTGGCGAAGTTGTGGTTGTCGGTGGTGTACGCCGTTCAGCATTGATCAGTCTTTCCAATCTGAACGATGACCAGATGGCACATGCCAAGTCAGGTATGTGGTGGGAACAGGAAGGTCAACGTGCTTTGGCAAACAACTCTGTGGCATACAAAGAGAAACCACAGATGGGAACATTCATGCGTGAGTGGTTGTCGCTGTACGAATCTAAGTCAGGTGAGCGTGGTATCTTCAACCGTGCTTCATCTAAGAAACAAGCAGCAAAGAATGGTAGACGTGATGCTGATCATGACTTCGGTTGTAATCCTTGTTCTGAAATTATCCTACGTCCTTATCAGTTCTGTAATCTTTCAGAGGTGGTTGTTCGTGAAGGAGATACACACCAGACACTTGCAGAGAAAGTAAGGCTTGCCACTATCCTTGGCACGTTCCAAGCGACACTGACAGACTTTAAATATCTTCGCAGTATCTGGAAGAAGAACACAGAAGAAGAGCGTCTGCTTGGTGTATCTCTGACAGGCATCATGGACAACAAGGTATTATCTGGACGTGACGCTAACTACGGCATGAATATCTCAGGAATTCTTTCAGACCTGAAGGAAACTGCAGTGTATACAAACAAGGTTTTGTCAGGAGAACTTGGCATTCCACAGTCAGCAGCTATCACCTGCGTCAAGCCTAGTGGTACAGTATCACAGCTTGTAGACAGTGCTTCTGGTATCCATGCACGTCACAATGATTATTATATTCGTACTGTTCGTGGTGACAACAAAGATCCACTGACACAGTTCATGATTAATCAGGGTGTTCCTAATGAGCCGGATGTAATGAAGCCTGACAGCACGACAGTCTTTAGCTTCCCCATGAAGTCACCTACAGGTGCCATCACACGGAATGAGATGACTGCCATTGAACAGCTTGATCTTTGGTTGCTGTATCAAGAGCACTGGTGTGAACACAAGCCTTCCGTGACTATCTCAGTCAAGGAGAATGAATGGATGGAAGTTGGATCTTGGGTCTATCAAAACTTTGACAAGGTTTCTGGTATTAGTTTCCTTCCGTTTAGTGAACACACATATCAGCAAGCACCTTATCAGGATATCGAACCAGATGAATACAACGAATTAAAAATGGTTTATGATACGGTAGCTAACATTGATTGGGCAAAGCTGCAGGAGTTTGAGAAGGAAGACACCACATCAGGTGGACGTGAGTTGGCTTGTACGGCTGGCGTCTGTGAAGTGGTAGACTTGAATGCAGCATAATAAAGGGAGTTTTATTGACACATGAAAATAGATGTAGTAGACTATGTAGAAACGAAAGACGGTGGTGCTTTGGTCATATTTGAAATGGACGAGGAAACAAGAACTGGTTTGATTTCAGAAGCACTGAAACGAAGACTTACCGAAGGATTGGAGAAGATGGTGGATGAGCAAGAAACAATCGACATCGAAGAATACATTGCCAGTTTGGACTTGGAAAAGGACTGACGACTACATTCAGTTCAATCCACCACGCAATCACCCTAGCTATGACGAATGGGTTAAATTAAAGAAAGGAAAATCAAAATGAAAATTAGGTTTGATACAAACACAAAGGATGTTGCAGCAGCAGCGGCTGCTTTCAGTTCTCTACATCAATATTGCCCCGACATAATGGTAAGTAAAACACAGTGGGCAGAAGGCTGTGTTAATATCTGTGGTGAAATTGATTCGTCTAATATGTCAACACTTGAAGCTGCGTTACCAGAAGGTACATTCAACGAAGATGTGGACAAGCTATGAGAAAACAAATATTAGAAGCACTATTAAAACACGCACAGGGTAATGTGGCACTGCACACAGCAAACATAGAAGTATATCTAAAGAACCCTGCAGGTATTGGTGAACACTCTGACATCATGGAAGCAATCCAAGGTGAACTAGACAAGATGGCTGTCCATGAAGATAGGCTTGATCTTCTTCTAAATTATTTTAATGATTAAAAACTTCTTGACATGGTTGCTTAGTTGTAGTAAAATACACATGTCTTTGAATTGAAAGGAGTTGTCAGTTGTTTAACAAACGTCCAGTTATTTATATTGGTTATGATGCAAGGGAGAGTAATGCTTATGAAGTACTACGTGATTCAATCTTGGAATACAATACAAAGTTTGACATCATCCCACTGGTTCAACCCGCTCTTCGTAGAGCAGGTCTGTATCGGCGTTCTGCTAGGCTTGACAGCATTGACGGCAAACGTGTAATGGTTGACACCTTCGATGGAAGGCCATTCAGCACAGAGTTTACATTCACAAGGTTTTTGATTCCTGCTCTGAACCAGTATGATGGACTTGCTCTTTTCATGGATTCGGACATGCTTGTTAAATCAGACATCGAAGAAGTGTTTGATACTTACGGTAGCAACAAAGACATAGCAGTGCATTGTGTTAAACACAACTACAATCCTTCTGCTGCCACAAAGATGGACGGACAGATCCAGCAAAGATACAATCGTAAGAACTGGTCTAGCTTCATGCTATTCAACTGTGGACACGAAGGAAACCACAGACTTACAGTGGACGATGCAAACATTAGGTCTGGTTCTTGGTTACACGGAATGTCTTGGTTGGAAGACGAAGAAATTGGTGGTATTCCAGAAGAGTGGAACTGGCTTGATGGTTGGTCAGATGAAACAATCACACCAAAAAATGTTCACTTTACGACAGGTGGTCCATGGTTCAAAGAATGGGAACCTAAACGTCAGATCGATGCAGAGTATGCAGGTGACTGGCATGTAAGGGCAAATAAGATTTTTTATGATTCAGCTTTAGGAGATGTATTTTAATGTATACTTTTGTAACATCATTTAGCAAAGATGGATTTGATTCCTATGCTAAGAACATGCTTGAGAGCGTGGTAGATAAATGGAACCCGCAGTATTTCAAACTGATTGCTTATTATCATGACTTTGATATCGAATCTGTTGACGCTCCTAAGAGCAGTGTAATTGAATACAGAAATCTAAATGATGTTGAAGAGATGGTTCAGTACCGTGAGCGTATGAAAATTCATGACGGTACTGAAGGCGGGAAGATGCAGTATAACTGGCGTCTTGATGCCATCAAGTGGTGTCACAAAGTATATGCCATGACTGAGTTGGCTTTTGAAATGATGGAAGCTGATCAAAAATTTATCGAAGGCGGCGGTGTTCCCTTTGAAGATAACTGGATGATCTGGCTTGATGCAGACACAGTTACAACCAAACGTCTTGATGTAGCTAAAATTAAAGAATGGTTGCCTAGTAAGGCAGACCTTACATATCTAGGAAGAAAGGATGCAGACTACAGTGAAACAAGTTTTATGGGCTTCAATCTGGCTTGCCATAATACTTGCAGCTTGCTTGCCGATCTTCGGGGTTGTTACACTATTGGAGAAGTTGTAGCATACCGTGAATGGCATGATGGATTTATCTTTGAGCGGCTGCTTAATATTTACAAGGCACATGGATTGGTAACAAACAATCTATCTGAAAATGCAAAAGGTCTTGCTGCCTTTGCACAGTCATCACTGTCAGAATACTTTACACATTATAAAGGCAATCTGAAAAAGAATATTAATCAGGTTGCTCCTGATGTCAATGCTGCACGATACAAGCAGCTTATCAAGATGGTTGACTTCTACAAGCCAAAGACAATCGTGGAAACAGGAACGTGGAATGGTGGACGTGCTATTCAAATGGCTGTTGCTGCGCTGCAACACCATGACAAAGTTCATTACGTTGGCTTTGATTTGTTTGAAGATGCAACAGTTGAATCTGATCAGTATGAAATGAACACAAAAGCCCACAACACTGTGGAAGCTATTAACAATCGTCTGAAAGAATTCGCAGTAAAGATGTTTGACGAAGGTAAAACATTTACCTATGAATTACACAAGGGCGATAGCAAAGTTACCGTGCCAGCATGTAAGGCTGTTAAGGACGCAGACTTTGCTTACATCGATGGTGGACATTCATATGAAACAGTTAAGCAAGACTATGAGAATTTGAAACACATTCCTGTTCTGGTATTCGATGACTTCTTCTCAGAAGACCAGAACAAAAAACTACCACACGAAGATAATCTTGGTGTGAACAAACTAACAAAGGAGATTGAAGCATATGCCAAGTTGGTCCTTCCTTCGTCTGATCCTGTTTTGGGAGGTGGTATTACTCACCTTGTTTTTGTAGCAACTCAGAAGGGTGTAGCAAAACTACCAGACGAACTGACACGTGTACCCATTGTGGTCACACCAAAAGATTCCAGACCTAAAGAAGAAATCATTGATAATGTAAAACAGAATAAGAAACTTATTAAAGACTTTGACTGGATCAAAACAAGTAAAGTAAATACAGAAACAGCAATCATTGTTTCTGGTGGTCATAGCATAGACTTTGACCTACTGAAAAAACGTATCAAGGAAACAAACTGTAAAGTGTTCTGTGTTAAGCACAGCTATCCCAAGTTATTGGAACACGGCATCAAGCCTTTCTCCTGTGTTATCCTTGATCCAAGACCTATTGAGGGAACTAGCACACACGGAGTTGTTAGAAAAGATTTGTTTAAAAAGGTAGACAAGAAAACTATTTTCCTTGTTGCTTCTATGACTGATCCTTCTGTAACAAAATATTTGCTATCTAAGAAAGCAAATGTAAAAGGTTGGCAAGCATACTCAGATGCGTTGCGTGACATGTCTGTAAAGGAAAAGATTGTGGTAGATAAAGAAACAGGTATTGAAGAAGGATCTACCCTGATTACAGGCGGCACCTGTGCAGCCATGCGTACCATTGCTATCGCACATACTCTTGGCTTTAGAAACTTTGAACTGTTTGGTTTTGACTGTTCGATTGAAGGTGAGATGACAGAAGAAAAGAAACGTCAGACAACTGAAACAGAGCCAGACAAGAACAAGTACATGCAGGTTGAACTTGGTGGAGAAAAGTTCTGGACTACAGGAGAACTTCTTGCAATGGCACAAGACTGTGAAAAGCTTTTCGACAATATGGAAATGGATATGGGTATCAACTTCTATGGAGAAAATACTCTGGCAGCAGCCGTATGGAAACTGTCCAAGCGTGGACAAGAGAAGCACTATTCGGAGTTGCTGAATGCCGCTTAATGAACGCAAGGAAAAGTTCTGCCAAAACTATATCCTGCATCAGAACGCATCTCGTGCTGCCAAAGATGCAGGGTATAGTGAAGCATCAGCACACAACCAAGGTTACAGGTTATTGCAGGATCCACGTATCCTAGAAAGAATAGAAGAACTAAAGGCAGGGATCACAACTGACATTGATGTGATTGACGAGATAGAAAAGCAGTATGAAGTTGCTAGGAATGCTGGCAACGGAACCACTGCCCTAAAAGCACTAGAGTTGCTATCACGTGTTCGTGGTAACAACTCTGATGCAGAAGACATGACGCCTGAATCTATGGAAAAAGAAATTGTATTTACAATGCAGACGTTAGGTTTTGAAAAGATATTTTCTTTGGTTGAAGAAGCTTTCCCTGAACAGTTCGGGGATTATACAGAAGACTTTGATGTACTAGCTGAATCAGAAGAAGACCTAGCCTTTCTTCCCGAAGAACTTGGTGGCACTACGGACACCGAAACTGGCAGCGACTATGACGCCTAGTGTGTACTGATACCAGTCAGGCATTCCCGCAAGGGCGGCAAAACCATCATCTACAATCTTCCTTCCCCACTCACCACAAAATGAAAGCACCAATGGCACAGAAAAAATAATAACAAGCCATTCATCTTTCCAGCTAGATGCCGAAGCATCAGCCATCTTTAAATCCCAATCAATCTCACCAGTAGCTTTTTTCTGCATAACCACAGCTTCAGCTTGTGCTTTAGCTACCTTAGTTGCAGACTGTGCTTTTTTTTCCTCGACTTTACCATTAAGCCAAGTGCCAGCAAGGTCAGCTATTGGTCCTATTAAGGCTGTCAACATATTTATTACCTCTGACTATTCTGTTTAATTCTTTAATGCGTTCTTTTAAAGATGCAACACGTTCTTCCATTTGATTTACATTAATGTAATCACGAACATCTTCCTGTTGAACACCCTTTGCTATAACTATTGTAATCATGCTGGCGGTATCTCATTCTTAATTAACACACCCTGCCATGATGCAGATATAGGATTGTTAGAACTTCCTACACTAATACCACGTGCTTCAATATCAGTTTTTTCTGGTATCCTTAAAGGATAATTAAACTTATCAATAAAGGTATTAGACTGTAATACAATTCTAAGTTGTTCACGAAATACATTTGTTCCAAAGTTACGTAATATAAACCTAACCTGACAATATGAGTTTGCCTGTGAAATAGCCGCAGTAAAGTTAATATCATCTAAGTAAAGAGTATATCCTGCAGGTACTGTATATATAGCCATTTCTGTTTGTCCTGCCCCTAAAAGAATAGAAGCATAGACAGTACCAGTAGGTACACCTGCAGTTGCTCCTGCATTGGCAAGATAAATAGTTCCTGCTGCTGCCCCACCTGAACCAGCTAGAGTAATATACATACGGTACACACGTAACCAAGATGTTTGAGTAATCTTTTGCGTCTGTCCTGTAAGAGTAATGTCTTCTTCTACCTCATTATAATTAGCATCAAGACCTATAATCTTTACAGAGTTAGCACCTGTTCCACCATTAGTATCTGCTGTGCTACTAGAACTTACATACAATTGAGCAGCACTAACAGGATAAGAATAAATACCACCTTGTGACCAAATAGTTTCTTCTGTTCCATTTACATCACCATTGTATCCAAACTTATATATTGATTGGTGAAAAGTAATCTGTTCCCTAGAAACTTGTAGTTCCCATGGTTCGTGCTTACCAGTACGTGTCATTGAACTAGGCGTACCCATTTAACCACTCCCATTCTTCCTCAGTATAAGGTAACATTAAAATTCTCCTGATTTCATAGCTTCTGAAAGGCCTTTAGCCCTTTGTCCTACCTGTCTTGCCCACTTGGAATCCATCATCTCAAGAGATGCAGCTTCATAGTTTTGATTGTGTATAGCATTCCACATGTTTTTAAATTTACACAGTCTAGGAACACCCATATTAAAAGCCATATCCATAAGAATAAGTTGGCGAACACTATCCAGTTCTTCAACACATGGATGGACACTGCACAATTCATTCTCAACAATGGCAATATCATTTAGCGCAAGATAACGTGCATCCGCTTCTGTAATACCGTGTTCGTAAATTACATTCATATTTGGGATGTCCATATATTCTAGTTCTTCTTTGCTGATGCCACGGTCTTTTAGATTACGACCAATACCAATTGTGTCAATACCAAGGGTATCCTTGTACACATTAAGAACCATGCCTTCATGTTCAATTAACTTCGTAAGAAAATGTGATCTATTATATTTCATTGTTTACCTTCGTGATTCATCCACACGGCGAATGCCCCTGTCATTGCCCCTGTTACTACAGATACTAAACCAGCCTGTGCTGCAGTTGGTTCTGGCAAGGTCATAAACCATTCGACTACACGCCAACTCATAAGCGTCATGACCATCATCATAAATCTTGGTAGTATTTTCCATTCTAAAACCTTTGCAGCCGTCACGACACAATGCTCACTGGTTTAAAGATGTCCAGACCACTAAGACGCCTACGTTCTTTCTGTTGTCTTTTCATTTGAGCCATAGTCTGTTCATATGTTTGACCAATTGGGCTTGGTGTTTGTGCATACAAAGTTGCAAGATACGGATTGATCTTAGCAAGATCTGAAAGACTTGTTGTGCCTGTGCCAGCACCAGTAGCATAGTAACTGTCAGGTGTTACCGACACTTCTGGTTCTACAACAGGAGCAGCAACCTGCTGTGTGATACGTGAAGGTCTACCTTCTCCATCACCACCACCAAATTTTTGATTTATGTTTGTGCCAAAACCTGTACGAACTGTAAAAGGACCAAGACCAAGTATAGAAGCAATACCACCAGCATATCCAAGGGGTTGCGTATAAATATCTACGTCTGTAAATTCTCCCCTTTCTGGATTATAAATTACTTTTTGTATTCTACTAGGATCTTTTTCATATTGTTCAGCAATTTTTTGCTCTACCCAGTTTCTATCTTCTTCAGGAGTAGCAAGAACTTGTTGAACCATTTGATCTTCATCTTCATCGCCGCTACCAATAAGGGCAGCAACATCTTCAATTGTTGTATCCCTTTCTTCCCTAGTGTGTGGAGTTGAATTATCGTCAGATCCAGCACCCCGACCTTTACCACCAGCCCAGCCGCCCCGATTGGGTGGACCACCGCCAACCAATTCAATTACATTTGACAAACCTTTAGACATCGGATCACCTACTTTCTTTTTCTAACTGAGCACCAGACAATTTACTATATAGATCATAAATTCTATCATAAGGAATTGGTGTCTGGTTTACTAATGTTTGTGTTGTTTCTGGTAAAATAGACGGAAGAAAATAATTTTCTTCTGCTGCTTGTAAATAAGAGTATGCTTCTGGTGAAGATTTACCACGAGCACCAAACATAGTTAAATCATTAATAATATCTTCTGAACTATAACCAATATCTTTATATAATTCTATCATACTACGAAGATCTTTAAAAGAATCAAGTCTTGATTTTTGACTATCTTTATATTCTTCATATATTTCATCTGGATCAGTAAGATTTGGATTATCTAAAAATCGTTTCATACGTCTGCTTGCTTGATCTATTTCTGCAAACTTAGGATTAAGGTTAAAACGAACAGCGTTACTTAGATCAGTTCTCTGTCTACGAACACCAAGGAAAGCTGGCAGGTCTACATCACCGGGATTAATTGTGTTGTAGCTTTTAGTCATGCCGCTATTTTTATAATTTTGGTATTTCTCAATAAACCTACCCCAACCCGGATCAGCCAAGTCAAGAGTATAATCCATTAAAGTACGAGCAAATTCTTCTGGTGAATCGTCATATGTAAATGGTTTACCAGATATAAGATCAGCTATACCTTCTGTTAACATTGATGGTGCTATAAAAGGAGCAAGCTGCTGTTGAATCATACCTGCTGCAATTTTTTCACGTTCAAAATCTGTTAATGGTTCACCACTTAATATAGATGCGTGAACAGCACGACCAAATGTTTTAAGATATGAATATGGATCAATAGGTCCAAGATTAATATTATCAACGCCCACATGATTATTTTTATCTACATTAATAGGGCTAAGATAAATACGTTCTTGAAACATATTATATGGAGCATCTAACATATTAATTGCTCTATCTTGCTCTTCTGAAATACCGAAATAATTCATAGTACCACGGCGAAGTGCTTCTCCACCTGTACCAACAGCAGTCATACCAGCGAGTTTTGTAAGACCTGATTTCCAAAGAGGAGATGTATTTACATAGTTACCACTATTATTAATACCACCAAATTGTGCGGCATCTCCTAAATCTTTTATAGCGTACTTAGCAAGATTTTTTGTTGTTCTTACCATCTCAGCAGGGAAAGAAACAAAATCACCAACAGGCATTGCTCTAAGAGATTTAATAGCTTTTGGAACAAGACTATAGTTTGGCATAAGATCACGTGTTCTTTGTGCAGCCATTTCTTCAATTTGAATATTATCCATTTGTGGATATGCCTTTTTCAACATATCTTTTGTTTTTTCAAAATGAATAATTTTAAAAAAGTCGTCTTCTGCTTGATAAACATCAGCAACTTTTTTTACCTTACTAGTTACAGCATTGTCTAACCATTTTTCAGGATTTTTAATTGCATTATTAAAGTTTGCACGAACTGTACCAAGCCCAATACCAGAATTTGTAATACCAAGTTCTGCATATCTAGCCATTTGCTCACCTAGTTCTTTATTATTTTTTCCCGCAAGACGACTGCCAGTAGTTTTTAAAGCACTATATAAAGATTTTTTATTAGGAACCATTCCATTTGCTGTTAACATAATCATGTTACCCATAATATTTCTACCATGAGTAGTAGGATTATAAACAGTTTTAAGAGCCTGTTGACCGCCTTTTGCAGCCATCCATGTCTTTAGTGCTCCATCTAAATATTTATTTTGGAAACCAAGATACACGTCAAGTCCATTACGAACAGCTTTTTCATAAGCTGGATCTGCGTATACACCTTGCAAAGCATTTTCAATTTGATTTGCTTTAAGAAGACCACGACCCATAACTGAATCTAGTTTACTTGCGGCTACAGAACCTATATCAACAAGACCTTTTTTAGCTTCGGCTATTGCCTGTGAGTTTGTTAACTGTGGGTTTGCCTGTTTAATATCATTAACACGTTTAAGAAATTTACTATTAAGACGTTCTGCAAGACCTTCTAAAAATTCATTTTCTGCATCAAGAACAGAAAGTTTTTCATATGTTTTTACAAAGTTTTTTGTGGGGTCTTTTACTTCGCCCCACAAATCACGTATCGATCTGTCAATTTTTTTACGTTTAAGTAAAGGCTTTCCAGTAAGTGGTTGTTGATTTTTAAACACATCAGAAATAAAATCTCCAAACACTTCTTTATCTTCTGTTTTAACAAGTTTTTCTAAAGTTTCTTGAACGTAAGGATCGTCTACAGTTTTACCTGATTGACGTGCAATAAATCTTGCAGCATTATCTACAATATCATCAGATAGTTCTTGTTTTAAAATAGTTGCTTCTTCTGGTGTTATCTCATTACGTGCGACACGATTATCAATATCTCTTATTTCTGGTATTCTATCTTTACGTACAAGAACACGCTCCTGAATTTGTTTCATATATTCAGGATTATCAAAAATTTCATAAGAACGATTCATATAAACATTCAAGTTCTTATCAATAGTAGCTTTAAGTTTTCCCTTTGCACCACGCTTTAAAAGTTTTTTAGATAGTTCGTCAATTTCTTTACGAAGTTGTTGCACAGCACCTGCAACTTCTGGAGAATCTGTAATTAGCCTTTCAAAAGCTGCAGCATCTCCTTTCATTGCTTTATCAATAACTTCTTCAAGATAGTTAGGGTTAGCAGCAATTTGATCACCAAGTTCAGATTGAACCAACTTATCAAAATCTTTCGCAATACCGTCAGCACGAAGCATGGCAGCTTCAGCAGCACGATCAAGTTTTACCATACCAGCAAGAGTAGCATCGTCTGTACCCATACGAGAAGTACCGTACTGTTTTAAAAAGTTTTTAGCTGCTTGGGTTCCTTGCCCAAGTTTTGTAATTACACGTTTTGTTTTAGCATATTTACCAGCTTTATAATTTTGAAGTAATGCCTTACCCAAAGAACCTACACCAAAACCTGCCGCACCTATAGCACCTTCAAAACCTGCATTACGAATAAAAGCATTTAAATAATCCAATGCTTCTGGATCATCGGGATTATTTTCTAGTGCTTCTAGTCTTGCTAATGCTTCTGGATTATCAAATAAAAATGCACTAATTATATCAATAATATTTTCTCTAGGATCATCTAGTAATGTTGTTGCTCCGGCAAATGAAACTCCATAAGCACCACCCTTAATAGTTTTCTGAGATTTGGATCCTAACCTTGACATTGTTCGTGCTACATGTGGAGCAACTGTTCCAGAAGAAAGTGCAGTTTTTCCTGCAGTTGTAAGTATTTTTGCAGGTGCAGCATAAGAAAGAATTATTCCAGCCGTTTCTTCTATATCAGAAGCAAGACCTTCTCCATGATATGGATCAAATGTAGCTTGCGCTGCTTTTTTTACTGAATCAGGAATATACTCGCCCACCTTATCAGCTACATTAGATATTGCATTTTCAACTGGATCAGGCGTTAAAGCTTTTGCAAACCTACCTAAACCTTCTGCAGTATATCCAACAGCCCTTCCAACAACTCGTGCTGGCATAGCCCCTATTCCAGCTTCTGTCGATAACCCTTTTTGTTTAAACAATTTTAATTCTTTATTAGCTTCTTTAAAATCTTCCACACTAATACCAAAAGAATCTGCTACAGCTTTTACATCGTCTTGGGTAAGCTTTCCCTTTTCGTTGCCCAGATCGACCAACGATTGTTTTGCATTTCTAAAAGTTTCAGAGTTATAAGACAGAGCCATTATTGTTATCTCAAAATGTCTTCAGCAAGTTGTTCACCTTGACCTGCACCTAAAAGTTCTTGATTTACTGCACCAGTATCTTCATTAGACACTCCCCGATTTCTTATACTTTCCACACTTAAAGAGGGAATATTTTTTTCAATAAGATCAAATATAAGTGCAGATTGTTTTTCCTCAGTATCATATAAATCAGGATTTGACGCTATTTCTTTTGCAGCAGCACTTCTTATAGCCTGACCAATACTAAGTTTTTTTCGACCAAAACCAGCAGCTTTTTTAGTAGCGTCATCTACAACATCATCAATCATATCAAGAATATTTTCAGTGCTAAAAACCATATCTACATCATAGATATCTTTAAGTTTAATACCATATTCAAGACCAAGTTTTTGAGATGCTAGTTCAGCTTCTTTTTGAGAAATACGTCCTTCTGCCAAAGCTTTTTCAATTTCATATTTTGCAGCTACAAGATCAGGACGTTGCTCATCAGCATAGGTAGCTGCTGCCGCAAGCTGACCGCCCATCCCTGCTTCTGGATCTGCAGCAGCATAACCAAGTAATAAATCTGAAATATAATTAATAGGGCTTGCTTGTTTTTCTAACTCAGACATTCTTTCTTTAGCAGCTTCTTCTTGTCTTTGTATAAGTTTTTCACGCTCACCAATAACTTCTTGGCTTGAAGAAAGAATATTTTTAAGAGCAGCAGAAAGACCTGCACGTGTTCCAATATCAGGTTCAGCCATATCCCCACCTTCTTGCATGTTTTTTGTAAGACCTGACAAGCCGCCTTCGGAGCGATAGGCAATGCTACCACCAGATTTAAAGAAACCAAAGCCAGATGGACCAGCAATCTTACCAACGGCACCAAGAACACCAGCCAAGTTTTGTGCAGATGAAGGACGTTGTACAGGCTGGTACTGACTAAATGCTTGATAAGGATATCCATACAAGCTTGCCTGATACTGACCAAGAAGATCATAAGGATATTGTTGTTGTCTTTGGAACTGTTCGTAACCAATGTCAAGACCTGCTTGTGTCATGCCACGTTGTGCTTCACCAATACCAGACAGTGCAGTAAGTTCTGCCAGTGCCTGACGTGGAGCAACTTGACCAAGTGATGCAAGACCAGATGCAGCCTGACGTTCACGTGCTTTCTGTGCTTCAAATGCACGAATACCACTTTCATAAGCAGCTTGCTGACCACGTGTTTGAATATCACCTAGTTGTCTTTGTAGGTTACGTTGTTGTTCAGCTTCAAGAATTGCCTGACGTGATCCACCAAAGGCACCCTGACTTGCAGCAGCAGCAGCAATGTCCTGACGTGGACGTTGTGCTTGACGTACAGCTTCTCTCTTTTCCACATCAACAACAGCTTGCTGATAGGGTGACATGTATTGTGCAGCAGTAGATGGAGTAAACTGTTGCGCTTGACCCATTGTCAAAGCAGCGGCAGGAGCAAAGTATTGTTGACCAGCACCAACAAGACCAGCAATTCCTGACATGGCTGCAAGTTCTTCTGGTGCAAACCCAGCAATACGTGGTCCACCATAAGTAGGAAAGCCCTGTGCCTTTTTAGCTTCATAGATATTCTTTGCTTCTTTTAGAATATCTGCCAAGCCAGACTTATAGTCCTGTGGCGTTTCATACTGCATCTCAGCCATTACATTAACTCCTTCAATTTTCTATCCCCATTAATTTCTTTTTGCTGGTTAGGGTTTCCTGTTGTGTCGCTACGGACATCTTTCATAAATTCATCTAGTTTTTCTGCACCTGCGTCTGACGAACCATTACCAAGCGCAGACACAACATCTGCAGCTATTACATATTCGTCACGACTAAGTAAAGCATTCTTAATCTTTGGATCGCCTTCTACTTTAAAAGCCACTTCATCTGACATGCCATCGCCCTTACCATCTACCATACCTTCAAAATAACGGTTATTAGACTTAGGCTGGCTACCGCCCTTTAGAAGCGCAAGCAAGCCGCCTTCATTAAACATGCCTGTATCTTGTGGCATAGGCTGCTGCATCGGTTGTGTGGGCGTCATATCTTCGGGAATCATGCTTTCTTCGTCAGCATTATACTCTGCAATTTTATTACGACCAAAGTTCATAAGTTCTTGCATTGCCTGACGACCACTAAGATCTTGGTTCATAAGACTGGATAGACCAGTAAAAGCATCTTCCAAATTAAATGCTTCGGGTAATCCTGTACGTGGGTTTACTGTAAGCTGACCCATACGCCGCATCATCATAAGTTCTGGTTTTGACATATGCACAAGTTCGCTGTCGCCTTGTCTGCCACGAAGTGCCAAAAGACTTGATATGCCGCTCATAGGTGCCTGTCTGTTTATGTAATAAGCCATTATACTGCTACCTTGTTAGGCATCATATAGTTTGATTGTGCCTTTGTCATGTCTGCTTGAAAGTTACTATTACTCTTATTATACAATGAATTCATGTTTAATGCCATACCCTGCACTGTTTTTGTACCAAAATAATCGTTGGTCTGTACTGTTCCATTGTTAATATTAGTAACAAAAGTGCTATTATTAATCAAATCAAAATACTGTTGCTTGTTCATTAGTTCAAATTCACCCATCCTGTGCTACTGACATAGCCTTTAAACTTTTCTTCACCAAGAGAAAAAGCAATATCACCCGGATTAGGGCGACCAATTTCAGTAACTGTTACAACACTATACACTTTAGTAGAAGGTTTGTTATCTACTTGTGCATCTCTAATATCTAATTCAAAAGCCAAAGCATCTGCGTATTGTCTTATTTCCCTGTATATTTCTTCAGGTGACATATTTTCTGCAAGTCTATATGATGGTAATCTAGGATACTCAGCCATTACCGCATACCATCAGGTTGTATGTTAGCACGTACAGCACCCCAACGCCACGAACCATCTGAACTTGCAGACACAATAATCTTAGCTTGTCTACCACGTCCACGCAAATCAACTTTCTTTGTGGATTGTTGCACTGTGTATGGACCTTTTGTAATAACAGGTGCATTTGGGTATTCTTGGAACTGAAGTGTTAGCTGAATGTTTCCGTTATTTGTTATAGTATAGTCTGGAATAATACGGTCCACAAACAAAATATCATTACCATCATCTATATCAAACTCTGCCGATTCCAATGTTGATGGGAGTATCTTACCGTCACCAGTGTATGTGTCATCTGGTTCGTTGTTCCATACATATCTATCTGCTGTTGCTGATACCCTTCCTGTTGCTATTGTATTATCAAACACAACACGGTCAGCATAGGTAGAATAGAAGGATGTTCCAAATACCCAGTGATTTTCTTTATAATTATATATAATATATGAATCAGGTTCCTGAGAATTAGCTGAAGGATACAACCAAATAATTTCATTAAACTCTGAATTAACACCTGCATATACTTTATCTTTGTTTACCATATTAAAACTGTCAAACAAATATCTACGTACAGTACAATCAAGATTTCTTACACGACCATCAAATGCATAAAAGTTATTATCACCCATCCAATAAGATATACCATCCACATCAACAGCAGCATGTGGTGAAATTAATCCACAGT